GTGGATGCTGGCGAATGCCGATCGTGTCGTATTCGGCTCCGTTATTGCGAACCTCTCGACAACCTTCGCGCTCTCGGTTGCCAACGTCGACTCGACCAACGACAAGATGACGGCAGCGGTCGGCTCTCTGATGAAATCGGTTGCCATGCAGACCGGTGCCGATCCCACCGTCCCCGGTATCTACAACGGCAAGCCGAAGATCACGCCGTGGCAGCAGAAGGATACCGATCAGGAATGGTATCTGTGCCTGCTCGGCTCCCGTGGCATGCGAGATCTGAAGGCCGATCCGACCATGTTCCAGGCCAACCGCGATGCTCGTGAACGGGAAGGTCGTGACCCGACCAAGACCAATCCGATCTTCAATGGCGGCGGCATGGTGATGGACGGGGTGTATTACCTCGAGATCCCGGAAATCACCCAGCGGCTCCTGCTCTCCGGCGTCGGCGCCTCCAATATTGCGGTCGAGCCCGTGTTCCTGCTCGGCCAGGCCGCGATTGCCTACGCGATGGGTCAGTCACCTCGTCCGACCCAGCTCGAGGACGGCGATTACGACTTCATCACCGGCATGGGCATCGAGGCTCAGTACGGTGTTGGCAAGATCGCCAAGGCTCCCATTTCCGTTTCCGGTGCCACGGTCGGCGATCTCGTCGATTTCGGCATGGTGACGGGATTCGTATCCGGCGTCGCGAACGCGTAACCCCAAACCTGAAGGAAAATCACAATGACTTATCGCAAGGATTGGGCGCAGCCGCAGGTTGGCCCGATGGGTTTCGTCGGCACGAAGAAAGTGATCGGACGTACCGTCACTATCTCGGCTGCGGACAACGTGACTGGAAACACCATCGGGGCTTTCAAGCTTCCGCCGGGGTTCACCGTCACTGGCATCCTCGGGTCAGCAACCGACATGGATGCTGGCGCTGCCATGCTGATCACTGTCGGCGATGCGGCGAATGCCGCTCGCTATGTGGCGAGCGTGAGCGCTCAGGCTGCCATTGCATCGTGGACCTTGGCTGCAGCTGGACTTCTGTTCCTTAACACGGTGGAAACGGAAGTCCTCATCACCATCGCGACGCAGGCGGCCACGCCGGCGGCGGGAACCGCCACTATCTATCTTGAAGGCTTCATGGCTCAGTAGGAGGATAAATGGCGAAATATCTCTTTAAGGGTCTCGACGCTGCATCGGCGCCGGGGCCCGGTCCTGTATTATGGTTTCCATCGCCACGCGCTTTCAGCGATGTGGTTGCCCAAATCTCTATAACTGGAGGCGGTGCTGGCTTTACCGTCTTCTTCAATGTGCCGATCGAAATTACCGTGAACGGTACTGATTTTAGAGCCATCTCTACATCTGTCGCGATCAGCAATAGTTTGGCTCCTGGCAATAATAACGGAGCCATTGCCCATCTTGGACCTATTGAGTTGATGATGGGAATTCGTTTGAATCTAGCCTCTCTTTCGGTCGATGGCGGAGATAGCCCGACCATTACCGTTCTCCTTGCTATAGATGAGAAGGAATGAATCCATGAAAACCGCAACTGTAACATACGTATGCCCCAAGGGAGACAATAAGGCCGTCGAGTTCGGTGGCCTGACGTTCTTTGATGGCAAACCCGTCGAGATTAACTCGTCAGACAATCCGCATTTGTTTTCGAAGTTGCAGGGCAACCAGCACTTTGATTTCGAAATGGGCGAAGATGAGCCTGACGTGGTGAAACCGAAGCGCGGCCGGCCATCCAATGCCGAAAAGGCGGCGGAAGAGAAGAAAGTGGCCGACGCGAAGGCTGCAGCGGAAAAAGCCGCGGCTGATGCCAAGGCCGCTGTCGACAAGAAAGCTGCCGAAGATAGGGCGAAGCAGCAGGCCGTCGTCTGACCGATGAAAACCCGAGCTGATATCCAGTTCAAGGCGCTCGCCATCCTCACGGGTGGCGACGTCGGGTCTGTGCCGTCACCGGAAGATTCTAGCGCGATCGACGGCTACATCGACAGCGAGATTGCCGAGCTGAATGCGGATGGGACGATTTACATCTCTGACCCGGACGAGCTCGAGGACGAGCTTTTCCTGACGTTCTGCAAGCTCGTAGCTAATGCTGCCGCTGATGAATTCGCCGGCGTCTCTGATGAGAACAAGGCGATGCAGTATCGCAACAGGTTGCGCGTGATTGCCCGGCCGCAGCCAGGATATGGGCCGCAAGACGTGACTTATTTCTAGTGCCGGCAACACCGATTCCATTCCCGCTGAGCACATCTCCGGGCGCATCACCGCAAGAGAGCGCAGGAAGGCTGATAAACTGTGCGGCTGAACCGCTTGGCAAGGACATCGAATTCAAGAAAGGCATGGCGCCTCCCGCGGTAGTATGGCGCAAGTCCCCAGGGCTGTCACTGTTCGGCGCCTCGGCTCAAACCATCTTCCGCGGCCAGATCCTTGTCGGCAACACGCTCTATGCAGCGTGGTCCGGTAAGGCATCGCGGTTCACATCAGGCGGCGTTGAGACGCTGCTTACGGGCACGCTGAACGGCACTGAGAAGGTCTTCTGGGCGCAGAACAACAAGACGACGCCGGATGTAGTCGCGGTCGCACCTCAAACCGGGGCGTTCTCGGTTTCGTCAACGGCGGTGATCAACTTCGCTGATCCGAACATCGGCGCTCCGAATAGCGTCTGTTTCATGGATAGCTTTTTCATCTTCACCTACGGCAATGGAACACTGCAGGCCTCCGGTCAAAACGCGGTTACGATCGCAACGACGGACAAGACCACGGCGCAATCTAAGCCGGGTGGATTGACTCGAGCGATCCCGTTCAATGGGCAGTTGATCGCGCTGGGACCGAACTTCGGCGAGGTCTATAGCGATACGGCCAATCCGACCGGATTTCCGTTCACGCGCTCATATGTGCTTCAGAGAGGATTGCTAGGGCCATATGCACTCGCCGGACACGAAGACGGTTTTGGGTCAGCTCTGATCTGGGTTGCAGATGATAGTTCAGTTGTTCAGCACAACGGAACGCCGAATCCGTTGAAGATTTCACCGCCGGATCTTGATCGGTTGATAGCAAGCGTCGCTGACAAGACGACCTTGGAGGCTTCTGTCTATATCGCTCAGGGTCATCCGAAGTGGGTTATCTCAGCACCGACGTTCTCATGGGAGTTCGATCTCGGCTCGCAGAAATGGAACGAGCGCGCGAGCTATCAGATACAGCGTTGGCGGGCTGGTTTCGGTGGTTGCTCGGCATTCGGAAAATGGCTCACCGGTGACACCAAGGGCGGTCGCATCCTTTATGTCGATCCGACGAACTACACTGAGTTCAATGATCCGCTTGTAATGCAGCTCGATAGCGGACCGGTCGTCAATTTCCCGGTCAGGACCAAAGTTGGAAAGGCGGATTTCAATTTCGTCATGGGAGTTGGTATCGCGACAGGGCAAGATCCGATCGCAACCGATCCGCAAGTTGGGATCTCATGGTCGAATAACGGTGGCATGACTTACGGCAGCGAGTTCTTTCGGTCGCTTGGTCGAGAGCAGACGGATTCACGCGTCATCATGCTTCGAACCGGGATGACGCGCAATCACGGACGCCGCTGGCGCCTACGAATGTCTGATCCGGTGTACGGCGGTTTCCTTGGCGGAAATCAGGACACGAGGTTAACGCGCTGATGGCTGATTTCAGTTTTCAGAGTTTGATGACGCCTCAACAGACGTTTCAGAACAACCAGCAATATATTGCTCCCGGGCAGACGAACTTTAACACGCAGCTACCGCAGATGGATGAATTCCAGTTCAGGCAATGGCTGCAGGACAAAAACGTCCCGTTCGACCCGAATAACCAACAGCAAGATTACGATATGCGTGGTTATTGGCAGGGACTTCAGCAAGGCAACCCTCGCGCCGTGTCTGGCATGAATGCAAACGATGGCCAACTGCATTTCTCGGATAACTGGAAAACGCCTTATCATCAGTCGTTTTCCAACGAGAGCAAATATGCCGCGCCGAACGCGCCTCAATGGGTAAATGACAGCCAACTTGCTGCCCCGAGTGGACGTATCGTTTTTGATGAGAAAAATCGATGAGGATCGTTCCGAAGCCCGACAAGTCAACGCCGTTACTTGATGCAGATGGGAAAACCGTCAGTCAGGCTTGGGACGAATACTTCTCGTTCCTGTCATCGCTCAATCTTCCTGCGTTTTCGAAA